TTGCAAGAGAGCATTGGCGAGAAGAAGTTTTCCGTGATGGTGGCGACATTTATTGTGCATCGGCAAGCCAGATGTTTGGTGTACCCGTTGAAAAGCACGGGGTAAATGGTCATCTCCGCCAGAAAGGTAAGATTGCAGAATTGGCACTTGGTTATGGTGGATCCATTGGTGCATTAACAGCTATGGGAGCACTCGATATGGGTTTGACGGAGGATGAACTTCAACCACTAGTCACAACTTGGCGAAATGCCAATCCGAATATTACCCAGTTTTGGTGGGATGTGGATAAGGCTGTCAAGGATTGCATCAAACAACGAACCGTTACCAAGACACATGGCATCACCTTTAGCTACAGGAGTGGGATGCTATTCATTACGCTTTTATCCGGAAGGAAACTCGCCTACGTGAAACCTCAAATCGGGGAGAACCGTTTTGGCGGGGAGTCAGTCACCTATGAAGGAGTTGGCACAACAAAGAAATGGGAGAGACTTGAAAGCTATGGTCCGAAATTTGTAGAAAACATTGTGCAAGGGATTGCTAGGGATATCCTGTGCTTTTCTATGCAGAATTTACGAAATGATCGCATTGTGGGTCACGTTCATGACGAGGTAATCATTGAAGTTCCTAGGGATGTGAGAGTAGAGGAAATAAATACAATCATGTCACGACCACCATGTTGGGCTAAAGGGTTAATCCTGGATACTGATGGATACGAATGTGATTTTTATCAAAAAGATTAGTTGAAAACGTCCTATTTCACCTCCTGCCGTGGCTAGTAAGTAGGAGGTGTTTTTTTATGAAGATTATTGAAGTGAAAGATGGCAGCCCGATCAAGGGTGAGACAGAACCGATGACAGAGGAACAGTTGCAAAGAGAGTATGACTTTTATATAGCAGAAAGTATTATCAGGATGCTTCAGAAAGAAGGCAAAATTACAGAGGATGAACGACAAAAAATATCAGCATTAAACCGCCAGAAATTCTTACCAAAGCTAGCTGAGATTATGTCTTAAATCACTTGCTATTAGTGGCTTTTAGAGTGATATATGTAATGAAAGAAAGCGAGGTGAGACAATGAAAAAGATAACGAAAATCGATGAACTTACAAGATCACAGTTATCGAAAAACAAGCTTCGAGTGGCCGCATATGCCAGGGTTTCAACAGATAGCGATGAACAGTTAGAAAGCCTTAAAGCTCAGCGGGAGCACTATGAAAACTACATCAAATCCAATCCAGAATGGGAGTTTGCAGGGCTTTATTATGATGAAGGGATATCAGGGACGAAAAAAGAAAAGCGACCTGAGCTTCTTCGCATGATTCGCGATTGTGAAAGAAATCGGGTTGATTTTATTATCACCAAATCCATAAGCCGGTTTGCACGTAATACCATGGATTGTTTAGAACTGGTAAGACAGCTCTTAAATATCGGTGTTTTCATTTATTTTGAAAAGGAAAATCTAAACACAGGTGATATGGAAGGTGAGTTAATGCTTTCTATTTTATCTGGGTTTGCGGCAGAAGAGTCCGCATCCATTTCACAGAACATGACATGGTCAATCAGCAAAAAATTTCAAAATGGCAGTTTCATTATTGGCAGTCCACCTTATGGTTATGCCAATGTGAATGGTGAGATGGTCATCGTTCCAGAAGAAGCAGAAGTTGTTAAGCGCATTTTTTCAGAGTGCCTTTCAGGTAAAGGTGGAAGTGTGATCGCAAAGGGCCTTAACAGGGACAAGATTCCTGCAAGAAGAGGTAATCATTGGAGCACAGGAACAGTGATCGATATGCTACGAAATGAAAAATACAAAGGGGATGCGCTTTTCCAAAAGACTTACACGGATAACAACTACAGTCGACGACCTAATAAAGGAGAGAAAGACCAATTCTACTGCAAGAATCATCATGAGCCTATCATCAGCAAAGAAGTGTTTTCTAAGGCACAAAAGCTGATCACACAAAGAGCGAAGAGTAAGGCTGTTAACAAAAAGGCTTATCAAAATAGATATGTGTTAAGCGGCAGAATCATCTGTGGAGAATGCGGTTCCAAGTTTAGGAGAAAAACAAACTACTCTGCTGGAAGAAGTTATATCGCCTGGAGCTGCATAGGGCATATTGAAGACAAGAACAGCTGCTCCATGCTATTTATTCGGGATGGAGAGATAAAGGCAACCTTTGCCACCATGATGAATAAGCTTGCCTACAGCAGAAAGATTATCCTTGGGCCACTTTATGATGCTATAAGTAAAAACCAAAAAGAGTGCGACCTTGAAAGAATTGATGCCATCGATAAGCGAATGGAGCAATTGACCGAAGAGCGCAATACGCTTATTGGCCTTATGACAAAAGGGTTTCTTGAACCAGCACTTTTTAGCAAAGAACGAAATGCACTGGATAGCGAAATAAAAAATCTAACCACTGAGAAGACAAACCTGGTCATGTCATTTACAAGTGGAACATCACAGGCTGATGAGGTAAAGGCGATTCTTAAGCATGTGTCAAAAGATAAGTTTGATGGCAATTATACGGACGAGGCATTTGAAAAGTATGTAGAAAACATCATTGTAAATTCAAGGGATGAACTGACATTTAAATTAAAATGTGGGCTTTCTCTTAAAGAAAGGGTGGTGAGGTAAATGGCCTATGTACCATACGGATATGCAATTACGGACGGAGTTGTTACCGTTGATGAAAGGGCTGCGGATCAAGTAAGGGATTTCTTTGAAAAGTACATTTCAGGACTTTCCCTTGCTGTGGCTGGTGAGCAGGCTGGTATTCAGAAGACACATTCATCCATGGGACTTATTTTGAAAAACGTCAACTATCTTGGAAATGACGTATACCCCGCAATCATTGATAAAGAGACGTTTGATAAGGCTGAAGAGGTTAGAAGTAAACGTGCGAAGGATCTAGGGAGGATTGCAGAGCTTGCAGCTTTCAGTGCTCCCCCACCTATAGAGCGATTTAAAATGAGAAAATCAGAAGGTAAACTTCCAGATGATCCAGTAGGGCGAGCGGAGTACCTGTATAGTCTGATAGAAAGCGAGGTGTAAAGTGGCCGAGAAAAACATAACTGTAATTCCAGCACGAAAAAGGGTGGGAAGTACAGCCGCAAAAGAAAAAGTAAAGAAACTGCGTGTTGCTGCTTATTGCCGAGTTTCAACAGAAACTGAAGAGCAGAACTCCAGCTATGAGGTGCAGGTTGCTCATTACACTGAGTTTATAAAGAAAAATGCTGAATGGGAGTTCGCAGGC